CCATGCCTGCGCTCATGCCTGACTCCCGGCTGATCGTTGCCCTAGACTTCCAGCAAACCCCGCCATCGTCGCCCGCGGCCTGCTTGAAATGGACATATAGCGCCAACTCATAAGGGTTCAACCCGAGCGTCAAAACGATGTTGGGAACGGCCGCGAAATACTTCCGTAAGTCACCACCAGGATCAGCGAAACTATGCTTTGCCATGTAAACAAAATGCCCTCAACTTTCAGGCGCTTGGCGCGTTGGCTAGGGACTTCGAACTACGCAGCGAAGTAGCAACCAAAACGCCTGAAAGTTCAGGGCTTTGTCGCGTAGTTTCTTACTGTCGGTAGCCAACCGAAGCCCGCGATTGCGCGGAATGTTCTTGCACTCATAAGCTAATCGATCCTTTCAATTTACGTTTCTCCCGACAGCGGGAGGTTTACTCTCCTAAGTGAGCCGACATCCGTTTCATCCGATAATAATCTTTGCCAATTGATAGACAGGCGTCAGAATCACGACGAACAATAACCCGCGCTGAAATTTAAGCGTCCGAATCTGGTCACGCCTATTCGTCTAGGCTTTCTTCCGCCTCGCGCAGTAGGGACTCGAAAACACAGGGCGACTTATGGAGCATATCGCCACTCTTGAGCGTTGGTGGCACGGAATCCACCGTTTATCTGTAAGTTTCTTTTCGATCATTTCAATCAGGGAAGCGGGTCAGCACGCGGTTTGCATTAACCATGTAGTCTTGAAACCACTCGGAGGCTTTAACCACCTTCCGTCCTCCCCACCGCCCGTAGGCTTGCGGGACAGGTTGCATCGGTTCCTGGAACTGACAGCTAAAACCATCACTAGCTTTCGCTCCGCTTCCCCTCTCTCACCCTTGCGGGTCAGAGTCATTTTGCGCCCTTCGACGCTTCTCTTAAATTTAGTGCCACGATGCCAATCACTATTAGCAATCCAACAATCACACCAAGCACTTCAGCCACGTTTCATTCTCCTTGCGGGTCAGAGCTTGATATCTGACTCAACCCCATTGATGTTCAGCTACGCGATGGCAATCATCAATGATTTCTGCTAGAGCGTCGGCATCTTCGCGGCGAGCCAAACGTAACGCCTTTAGACTGTCAGTTGTCCAACTAAAACACCCCGCATCAACAGCCAGATACTCTGGGCCTTCGGGTGTGATATTTCGTTCCAACAACCACCCTGCTTCTGGCTCAGAGTTCATTAGGATTACGCCCTCCAATTTCAGAACAACACTCGGCGCAAACATGAACCAGATCATTCTGAACTGCGTCAATGTCGTCAGTGCTAACTTGAAATCCTGCCTGCTCGTCAGGAAAACTCTTAATCAGTACATCGTCCAACTTGTCGATAAATTGTTGTCGTGTCATTTCAGCCATCGCTTCCCCTTCTCCGTTGGGTCAAACTGTCGTTTTAATGCGTTGCCAGATGCGATCCTTTGCGGCTTCCGTTTCTTCTCTGGTCGGCCACAGTTCAAGGGCTTCGCGTGCTTGTCGCATATAGCTAACGCTTTCAGGAATCAAGTCATCAGCCTCGACCACGTTCAACAGGTCGTGAAGTGCATTAGCTAGCTTGTCGGCTTCTTCGGCCCACGCAACCGATTCTTCGTTTGTCGGCATTGGCAGGTTAGTTGCCATGTTTCCCCTGCGTCTCTTTCGCTAGATCGTGATCGTAACCAACCGGAAAACACGCGCAATCCAACGGGTGCCGCTCACATCCCGCGCAACCTTTCTGCGTTACTTTTCGACCACAATCACAATTCGGCAGAGAGTCGTAGTGTTCACGATAGCGGCGCTCCGCTTCTGTTTTTGTTGGCATCGCTTCTCCGTTGGGTGTAACCCTAGAAAACTGGCGCGTCTCCTGTCGGATCGGCTGGTTGCGTCAACGGCAATTTCAGCCTTTCTTCGAGTTCCTTATTGCGCGCTTCGAGGTCGTAAATCTTCTCCATCAATCGACGCGTGGGCCAATCAGATCGGAACAGGTCGGGCCAGCGATAGACACTGAATAAATCCTCGAAGTTTTGAGTGCGCAATTTTTCAATAGCCGATTCGAGCAGTTCGATTGCGCCCCGAAGTCTTGCGGCCTTCTCTGCGTGAGTTCCTGCGTTGCCTGTCATGTTCAGGACGAGCGCCAGAGCGCGGAAGAATGTCAGCATGTCGTCACGCACTTGCTTAACATCTGACAGAGCGCGAACTGCCTTATCTTCATACTCTCGACATATCGCTCGAACACGCTCCGCAGGCGTCCCAAAGCCTTGCGTGAAACTCTGCTTCTTGTTGTGGTCGCGGATGATGTTTTCAATCTCGGCGAGATAATCAACCGCTTGTGCTGGTGTAATTTCCATCTCTCTCCTTTAGTTGGGTGCTGTCGTTTTCACGCGAAGCGCCAGCTATTAAAAGCAAGGAGTCGCAAGTCTTCCGTCTTTGCGTTTCTCGCGATCCTCGCACCCGTACTCACGTCACAAAGCGTGAGTCGTCCATTCGCGTTGCCGCCGATGTAGCACAACCCATGCTTGGTATGCTTCGCTAGTCGGCCCTTCTTCAAGCCCAAACTTATCGTCCCGCCTGCGCGACGGCGAATTCCACCCTCGGCGAAAAGCTGATCATGTAGGTTTCGACGTTGAAACTGAATCGGATCAAGAAATAGCATCCGCTCATTATCCGGCTTCAGATGTCCGCCAACCCAATCATTCGCGAGCACCCAAGCATCGACGCAGTGAGCACTGAACTTCTTCGCCAACTTGTCTCTCGTTTTTGGAAGTCCAAGACGGGTACGAATCTCGTGCGTCTCGTGGCCTTGCATTAAGTCAACGCGCGCAAGATTTCGTAGTTGTTCATATCCCCACGCCTTGCCAACTTCAAGCGGACTGAATTGGACGTTCCACTTGCGCCCATTCTTCATTGTCCGCGCCTGAATATCCTCAACAACGAATGCCGTGATCGGAAACATCTTCTTCAGCCATGATGCAATGCGAAGTTTCCATCCCCACCGCGCGCGCGTTGAAGGCGGCAACCGAAACCCAACGCCGCGATTAGAACGACACTGCCGATACGGTGTCTTGCGATAGCGACGGTTACGTCGCAGCATTTGCCGGGTTTCAACTCTCTTCTTAACGTGCGAGACAGCGATGGTCTGAATGTTTAGATAGGTGTGGGCCTCCGACTTAACCGAATAACCCTCGCGTTTGCTGCCAGGATCGATGCCTACCGCGATAGGTTGAAGCTCGCGAGCGGATGGCTCGACATTCAAACGAATGCAAAACACGCCGCGTTTCCAGAACCCCGTAGCCTTTCCAGATTCCATCATCCGGCGAGCGCGGCGTGGACTCGTCGGCATTAGCGGAACTTGGTTTTGATCAACTACTGGTACGAACATAAAAGTTTGGCATTACTGCCCGTGTGAAACGTCTCATCCCCATAAAGCCGCGCAGTGAATCAAGACTTGAGAAGCATCCTGAATGTGCCTCGGACTGCCACGTCCAGCGACTCTATTAAAATCCGGGTAAACGAGTAATTACGAGTTTTCATCGCTTGGCTTGCGACTCCTGCTCAACGCTTCGCGTGAAACGAACTCATTTAGTTGGGTGTAACCCTAAATAGAACTCAAGCCAGAATTGCTTTGAAGTAGCCCTCAAACGACTTGAACATAGCGTTGAATCGTGAGCGTCCGCCGTCCGTCAGTTCGATCTCTGAACCTGTTGAAATCTGGTAGCGCAAATCAGTCAACGTCTCGCGGTGCGTAACCATTTTGTCGGGCTTGCTTACGACACCGAATTCAACCATCATGCGAATTGAATTGAAGACCCATGTGATTTGTTTGTCAGGGTTCAGACCGTCGATCCAAATCACCTTCTTACTGCACTGCAACACCTGCTGATTTCGCGCTTCAAACTCCTTGCCTTTGGTTAGCCCTTGCGCGGTGAGCCAGCCGACCACCTCGCCAAATAAGCGGCTCATTACCACTTCTTTATGGCGCGGCAAGTCAGCGTGGCGAACATCTTCTCCCCAATCACCTTTCATCATCATTCTCCTTTTGGTTGGCCGTAACCAACGAATCTAAAACTTGAATGAATTGCGCGGAGCGACGTGCTCAAGCATGACCAAGAGAAGGCCACTACATTTCACGGTGCCTCCGATGCGATCACCGACTATGCCGCTGTCATCTGCCAGCGCCGCGCAAACTTTCAAAGAACTTTTGCGAGCGGGGGTGAACCATGCGAGTAAACCCCCTCACTGTCGCTTTCGTAACTCGTCTCGAATTTCAGAGAGCGCGTCAACTATGGCGAACAGGGCCAGCACGAGAGCCTTGGGCAGATTCAGCCAGCCAACTCCAGCGTCGATTCTTTTGTAATCTTCTATGCTGATATCGCCCATTATTTCGCTCCCTGCCTTCTAAAGAACTCACGCTTGAGCGCGATCCGCGGCAACCATCTGCAAGCGTTTGCGGGCTTCATCCCCGAACTTGGCTGCACGTTCCAAACAGTATCGACAGGTTGCCCGAGACACGTTTTTAGTTGCCGGGAACGGATTTTCCTCGCCGCACCAAGCCACGTCATCGACGTTCCTTCCGTGGTGCTCCGTTGCTTCAATTAAGTGCATAGCTACTCACGCTCCAATTCTCCAAACCTCACGCTTGATTCGCTAACTCCAACAAGATATCCGCATGGCACGGGCTTCCCTCTTTGCACCAACAGGCCAGATCGAAGCCTCGAAGTGGCTCCAGCCAATCGTTACCGGGCATCAAGTCAAAGTGTTTTTGACACCATGCGCGAAACGGAACTAGACAGTTCTCGTCGGTTACTTCGCCGCCTCGATCTATTGGCTTCATTAAGTGGCCGTACGTGTTGAAAAAACTCTCGCCATCAAAGAACCGCGTGCCAACGGTGAATGGATTACCCCACTGAGTCGGACGCCCGACATAGATCGCATTCGGCGGCATCTTCCAGCCTTTCGTTCGCTTGCGTTGAATTCGTTTCGGCATCAATTCTCAAAACCTTGCAAAGCGGGTCGCCGTACATCCCATTGCGCGAACGACCCGCCTGCCTTCCCTCTGTCGCCCCCACTACCGACTTCCAGACGGTGTTACGACAGAGAGAAATTCAATCCTGTTGCAGCCAGTTTAGGCTTACGATCTCAACCTTACGCATCTTCGATTTTGCGAAAGGAGGATCGTTCCAGAACTGTTCACGGATTGCGTCAAATGAAATCCCAGTGACGATCTCTCGGACAGTTTCAGGCTTGCCTAAGTCTGCGGCCGGCGTCTGGCGCCAAACTATCTTTGCTCTCTTTGGTTGTTGTTCTGCTGGCATCAACTCTCCTTCACTGTTGGCGCAAAGCGTCCTAATGAACTACTGAACATCTTTCGCCCTTTAGGTTGCTTCCGAGGCGTTATCACCCGCCCGATTGAATCGGTTGACGGTATGGGCGCCTTGCCTAACAGGTCGTCAACGTGCATTCCGCAAAGCATTCCGCCACCATCCATCGGGCTAGCGTCCTCGTCGTCCTCTCGGATTACGCAACCGTGTACGCATCGCATCATTTGTGACCGTTCCTTAGCACTGCGATCTTGGCCTCAATTTCGGCATCGAAGTCTCGCACGGCGCTCTCAATTCGCTCGATTAACTGATCATCGCGCTCAATGCGTTTTGTCCAGAATTTCAACTCTTCTGGCATGTCAGGGTGATAGGCAACAAAGTCCCACCAGGAACGCTCAGAACACGCCATCCCGAATTGACATTGATACAGATAGGCCGAATCAATAATGCCTGACTCAATCATCGCGAGATGCGCGCCTGCGTCACAGCATTTGATTTCTAAGCCCCCGTCATCGTGGACAAGGCCATCCGGTGAGGCTCCGGCGTGGTCAATGCGAGGGTGGGGAATAAAACCAACCTCCATCACCTCATTGCCTGTATAGAACTCATAAGCCGCTCGCGCCTCTGGCTCCATTTCGAGGCGGTTATTCAGACTGTAAACGTAGCGACTAGTACGCCTGCCCGTAAGCCTCTGCGCTACCAGTTCATTGAAATAGTTCTTGCGTGACGCGGCCCACCCGTTCTTAGTGGTCGCCATCATGTCGCCAATGCGCGATGCCCCTACCCATCCGCATTTAAGCTGGTTCCATTCAGGAGTGTTTTGGAGAACCTCGCTCATGTTTGATTCTTCCGCTTCGTAAGCGCAGTAACAGCGGTTTGGTACATCGACGCCGGGAGGTTTTCGATCTTGTCAACGTTGAGATAGCGGCAAAGGCCATTTAGCACGTCCGCCTGTTTCTCGTTAGGCTTTAACGCTTCATCGGCCAGTGCGCGGAGATCTGCCAACTGTTTTTTATCAATGGCTTTGGGCGGAGGCGCGTTGCCGTCTTTGTCATCCCCAACGACCGTCACCCCAAAGATAGAGCAAAGCATTCGACGGGAAATGTACGATACTGTCGATTGCGATCCTTGAACTTCCGTCTTGTTCTTTGTGCCGCTCGGCCCGGCCGTGTCCGCAGGCGCGTAGCGGTTGAATATCTCGATATGCCCCCCAACATGGCGAACCGTGCCGATGACGTGAAGCATGCCGTTTGCAGGCGCTGAGCCTTCAGAAAAGCTGCAGGTGAACCCGTTGTCCAGGTAGATTGTTTTGATCGCCTTCTGGACGGCCTCTAGCGACGGATAGGGACTCTTGGTGTGGAGGTTGATCTTATCGCACGCGACGGGCGGCATTTCGGTCTGGGCCTTAGCCATCGCAACCGTGTACTCACCTTGCGCCTTAAGCTGGAGCATTTCCTTGTGCATCGCCATGATGCGCTCAAGTTTGTCCACGTCGATTTCAGGATTACTTGCAGCCCTCTCAAGGAATTGCAGAAATGCGAAGTCTTGAGTAGGTTGTATTGGTTCTAATGATTGCTGTTCGCTCATATAGGTAGCCTCTTTGAAGTGTTTTGTTTAATGGCTCGCCGCACCTTCTTGCTTCGGTCGAGTTTCTTTTCTTCGCGCTTAATGTTCTGAGTTAATCTGCGGAGTGCGGCTTCTACATGGCTGCAATGTCGGTTAAAGGTATTCGCTTCGCAGACTTCCCCAATTCCAATCTTTACGCATTCAATCTTGACCACTCCGGTATCGCTCATATCGAACTGAACCAGCCGCTTATCCTTCCCTGGTTCCCGCGGACTGACTTCGTAAGAATCAAACGCCAACGTTTTAACGCGCATCGTCTTGCTGCGTCGCCGGACGTGCGGACTCGGATCACTTGTGCGCTGTAATGGAATCATGGCCTCACAACGACTCGATCATCTCCACCAATTCACGATCAGCTTCAGCCATCTCAGCAGAGTGTCCTTCGTCTTCCATTATGAAAGTTGTTTGCTTACCCATTCACTTAAACAGCTCAGTCCGCAAAGGTGGGCCTCGAAGTCCTTCACGTTCTCCGTGGGTGGTATTCCGTCCCATTCGATGACGACGATTCCTTTGCAATCACCGAAGGCATACCCGCGCCACCAGTGATTCGTTACGCCCTTCTGGATGCCGCACTGATCGCATTTGTAGGTGTCTACCTTCATCTGCCTATCCTCGCCCTGCGCTGTCGGAGTGACCGGAATCGTCTTAGAAAGTGCTTGATATTGATTAGCCAATTCATTCACAACCTCGCTATCAACTGTTGAACTTCTCGGTCTTGCCCTGGTTCGAGATTTCAGGCTGCCCTCGCAGACATTTCGAGGCTCATTCCAAGCCCGACTTTGAGCGTGTTGACTGCGGCGTTTACGTCGCGGTCGTGCTCGGCTCCACAGTGAGCGCACGTCCAAAGTCTTACCGATAGACCTGCCCATCCGCTCGGGCCAGACAAAGCCCCGCACGTCGAACAAGTTCTAGTGGAATTTCTTGACGGCACTTCGATGTACTCGCGACCGCCTATACGGCACTTGTACGCGAGCATGGATCGAAGCTGCCCGTGACTACTTGATGCTACGGACTTGCCGAATCTCCTTGCGATGTTTCTGTGATTGTCTGCGCTGAATGCGATCAGTTGATTCTCAGCAACCAGTTGGCGCGAGAGTTTATGGTTGCGATCTTTCCGCTGGTTGCCGTTCCGCTCTTGTAGCCGTGCTGTCAACTGACGGTTGGTGCCCCGTTGGGCCTGCGCCAGCCTGAGCGCCGTCGCTTCTAGTTCTCGCGGATGTTCAATCTTTTCACCCGTCGAAAGTGCCAGAAGGTCTTTGAAGCCCGGATCGATTCCGATTTGAGCATGAGCCATTTGCGGAATTGCGTTCGGCTCCGCATCAATGAACAGGCAGAGATACCAACCGCTCGCGCGCTTCACGATTCGTCCGCATTTAATCTTCCCGGCTGGAATCTCTTGTTTGTGATAACGGACACGCCCGATCCCGGCAATACTTATTCGATCGTTGAAAGGGGGATTGAAAGGATCGGGAAACGGAATGCTGTTGAGCTTATTGCGTCTGCCCTTTAGTCTAGGCTTGCACGCTAGGCCGTTAAAGCATCGACGCCAAGACCCGTGGGCCACACTAAGAACACCTTGCAGCGTATGACTAGGAACCCCAATCCGCTGACCATGACCCGCGAGCAAATTCTGAAAGCGCTTAGGCGTGTAATAAACGCCGCCGCTCGCATCGTTCTCAATTTTCTTAATCGCCCAATTCCAGACGCCCGTTAAGTGCCTAAGCCAATGCTCAAGCTGCCGTTGTTGGCGCGGAGTAATCTTGAGTTTTAATTGGTGTTGAACCATTCACAACCTCGCGATCATCTCTTTAGGCGTTAACCATTCTTCCGGCTCAGTCTTAGGCTCACGCAACGTCTCGGACTCTCTCGCTAGTCTTTGCTCACCATGTATCGCCCCTAAGTGGAAAAACAACAGGGCTACCATCTTCACGTCCCGGCCTTCCGTGTCCGATAGATAGCGATCCCAAATCTCGTCAAAATCTTCTGGCATTGAATTGCTCCGCCGACATCGCACCTAAATACTTAGAAACTGGGTCTTGCAAAATTCTTATCTAGCCGCTACTCTCTTGCGCGTCCCATCCCCCAACACCTCGCTAGTCGCCACTTGACAACTTTTAAGCAGCCCGAGAGCTGCTGATTTCCGCGATTTCAAGCTGATAAAGCTTGCACAGTCGCGCCAGAATGTTGGCAGAGGGCAATCCCTCCCCTAGTTCGATTTTGGAGATTGCGGCCTTGCCGACGCCCACTTGAGTCGCCACTTCTGACTGGCTAAGACCCGCCTTTTCACGGGCCGCTTTTAGCTTTGTCGGGTCGATTTTGATTCTTGTTAAGTTTGCCACGGGTCAGAAGGTACACCCGCAGGATACTTCTGTCAACCCTAAAGATACGAAAAATATCCTGGGCGTGTACTTTTCTTCTGTATCCTCACGGTTGACGCAACTCCCCGGAGGGTTTTCGGTGTTACAATCGCAAGGCTTTGCTAAGTGGCTGCTGGCGCGGCGAGAGGCGGAAGGCTTAACACAGCAAGAACTAGCTGTCCGCGCGGGCTGTAAGAAGGCCTACATCAGTAAACTTGAAAACACGTCGCGTCCTGTCGGCCAGAAACCGCCCGCCCCGACTCTTGAGTTTCTGGTAAAACTAGCTCGCGCTTTTGGTGCTCCCGTGAGTGAACCGCTGATCGCCCTTGGATACCTCAAAGAAGATTCGCAAATACATATCGAACCGCACATAATGCGAATGATTCATTACTACCGGGAACTACCTGAACGCGAACAAAGACTTGCCGAAGAAATAATCAAAACCCTCTGGCGAGAAACCTCGAAATTCGCCTCTGCCGAAATTCCTAAGAAAAAACGCGCCTGAAAAAAATTCGTATTTTTTTGCCTTAACGGTATCCTGTTAGTTGACAAGGGGTATCGTCAGGGTGTACCGTGTCGGCATGGCAAGCTTACGCAAACGCCAAAGCAGCATGAAAGGAAACACCATGAACAGCCCAACACCCAACCCAGAAGCCGAAGTAGTCCGCTGTATTTCTTATGAATGCGACAACATCGTTCCCGACGAAGGCGACACTTGCCACGAGTGCAAGGCATACCAGGCTGAGATAGCTGCTGACTGTGCGCGGAGTTACTACGACCGGCCAGCGAACCGCGAGGACGTTGAGGCGTCGATTGATGCTTACACGGACAATCCGGCTAAGAGAGCGCGCATGGTCGAGATATTAGAGGAGCTATGAGCAACATCACGGGATTATTGGATAACGGATACGACGACATCGTGACCTTTGGGCGCGTGTTGGCTGAAACAATTTGCGCCGGCAGCACAGACCCGACCGAGATTCTTCTGGCCTATTTCGAGGCTCCGCACAAGTGGGAATCAGAATATCAGAAGTGGCGGGAACTTGGTGGAACACTAGACAAAGACTGCCTGCGAGCTTTTGAGGACTGGTACGACCACCGGGGCGAACAGCGATGCCCTAAGTGCGACGGCCTGAAGTTGGAGTACGTCTCCGGCGACTTCGGTACGGGAGTTTTTGCCCCTGATGGTACTCAGGAGTCGCGATTTGAAGAAGGCTTACAGTGCGTGAAGTGTGGGCTGATATTCGAGGAGGCTGCATGAGCGATTACAACCGAATGCCACCAAGCGACTTTAACCTCCCGCCGGGTTGCTATTCCCATGATGAACACTTCAATCCGCCTGATGAAGATGTCCAGGTTGAGAGGATTGAGCGGGAGTGTGGTTGCGTGGATCACATAGCTGACGGGGTAACTCTCGTAGACCGAGATATGTGCGAACTTCACGACGCAGAGTTTCAAGCAGAAAAGGGATTTCCTTATCAGAGCGAACGAAAGGAAAAGGCAGCATGAACAAACGAATCAAGAAGCTATGGATTGAGGCGTTACGAAGCGGGAAGTTTAAGCAGGGTTTCGGACAGCTACGCCGAGGCCGTACAAACGTGCGCCATTGCTGTCTGGGTGTCTTGTGTGAAATTGCCGTTAACCAAGGGGTATTAAACCACTACAAAGGCGCGCAGGGTTTATTACCGCCGGAAGTTATGGATTGGGCTGAACTAGACGACGACGATCCGATGCTGGCACCGCTCCATGATCCAAATTGCTATGCGGCAAAATTGAACGATAACGGCCACGGCTTTCAAAATATCGCGGAACGAATCGAGAAGTATCTATGACAACCCGAACTCGCCTATGGTGCCGATCTATAGGGGCAACGGCTCTGTTCATAATTTGTATTGCGATCTTGGTGATTGCGACTGGATTCGCAGAAAAGTAGAAAACGATGAAGCGTAGCGGATTCAAAAAGCCCGCGACTTACGCAGAGGCAAAAGAGCGCGGCTACGACTGGCGCCGGCCCCGTCGTCCTTTGGGCTTCTCTGGGCGCAAACAGAGTGCTCGCATGAAGCGGTTTGCAAAGACAAATCAATACAAAGAAGAGCAATGGAAAAAGGCAGTCAGGGCGCGCGACGGGTTTCAATGTCAATTTCCTAAATGCTTCTATCGTGATCGCTCTATCGACGTTCACCACATCGCTATGAGATCGCGCCGACCGGATCTTAAGTTTGTGCAGACCAACGGAACATGCCTTTGCCGCGAGCACCACACATGGGTACACGCGCACGAAACGGAGGCGGTAAGAATGGGTCTTCTATCAACTGAAACTTATGAAGCCGCACGAAAGGAACTCGTAGCATGACGGTACGGTGTGTCCATTGCCGAAAGTACGCAGAGCGGATCACGAAGCTCAAAGGCCATTGTCCGAATTGCGGCACGTTCAATTCACTGATTCGCGTATCGGCCCAAGGAATCAAACATGCTGCACGCAAGAAAGGTCAGAGGAAAGATGAGTAGACCTGCTACTGGCGGCGACGTGCTGTTTACTTGGTTGTTGATATTTGGCGCAATGGTGTTGCTCTACGTGACAATTCGTTACCGTACAGACGTAATTCGGGCCGACCTGCGCGCCATTCAACCTTGCGCTCAAACTGTGAAATGAAACGTCGAAGTCGAAAACATCAAGAGAAGGCAGCGCGGCTATTACGGCTGGCCCAGAAGTATCTCGAACGATGTTTACCTGTCAGCAAAGCGCGAGAGCGTCAAGCACAGAAGGAGTTACGGAAGGCTGAACATTGGATGCAATGGCCGCGAAGATTTAGGTAGCCCTGTACTCAAGGAGAGAGAAAATGAAGAAGATGGAACGATGCGTGTTTGCAACCTTGGACTTCCGCCGATGTCTCAGGCATCAAGGGCACGAAGGCGAGCATGACTTCCCCCTTGAGCAGAAACCAACAGGACATGCGGGGCCAATCGCCCTTGAGAATGCGATCTCGGGATTAGTTGAATCTGGCAAGCGAATTCAGGCGCTTCGAGACGCAAATGAATCCGTGGAAATGAGAAGAAGAAAAAAAAGCACGAAGAAATGACCAAATCACATTTCAGAACACACATACACGTGTAAGGCGAAAACGACGGCAGGAGAAAAGACAAATGTTAATCGGAATCTACGAAAACGGCGAAATGGTCAACAACCCTAAAACCGCCACGGCAACCAACGTCTCGACCCATCAGACGAAGGTTGGATTTGAAATCCGGCTCGGATGGACTCCAACCAATCAAGGGACGATGCTTTCAACCCTCGATAGCCTTGAAGATGCGAAAGAGGTGGCGATTCTAACGAGTCGCTGCCTCGTCGCTGGAGGTGTTCGATGATTTTCTGCGCCATCGCAACGCTCGCGGGTTTTGCAATAATGGGCTATCTCGGAATCGTCATGCCGATTCAAGATGTTATCGAAGATCGCAGGGAAAGGAAATAGCCCTGTACTCAGGTGAAATAGAAGGAGAGACGAAGTGGTAACTAACAACTCATCACAAAGAGTAGCAGAGCTTGAGAATCGCATCATGCAACTCCAACAGAGAGTTAAAGCCTTTCAAGAAGGCTACAGAGATAAGTCGTTTGAAGTGACCGCGCTAGAGATTCAAATTCTCGATATTAAAGCAACCGGATACAACGAACGACTAGAGCGCAATTTTGAGAAGATGAAGCGCAAGTGCTTAGTCGCAATCGAAGAACGCAACGAGGCTCGCGCCGCAAACACTGCGCTGGCGAAATTTGCAGAACACGCACGGCATTGTGATTCCAATACGCGCCACCCCTCGCCGCCTTGCGACTGTGGCCTAAATCTCGCATTGCTTGAAGGAGGACAACTATGACTAACTCAGCACAAGTAGAGACACATGAGCACGTTGGCGATCACGGCTCTGCGTTTTGCGGCGTCGTGATAAACGGTAAACGTTGCGGACTGCTGGCTGCTGTTCACCAGACACATGAGCGGGTAGAGACATCCACCGAACGGCAATGGTGGTGCTGTAAGGCAGACTATCCCAACCATGATCCCACGTGCCTCCAAGCAGCCCACCAAGTCTCCACCGGAGCGGTACTAGCCAATGCCGTGCGCAAAGCTGTTAACGCCGGGGAGGTAGAGGGTGACGTGCCGTGTTGGCTTTGCGATTTAGTCGGATTAACTGACAAGCGTGAGAAAGCTATGCTGCTGATGTTTGTCGCGGCGATGCACGGTGACAACCACCTGAAAACCTTGTGCAACATTCACAGCCAAGCGTGGCATCGACTAGGCAAAACTTATAAAGAGGCAACCAAATGAGCGAATCAAATCGAGAGAGTGAACCCGAACTGAAGTCGTGTCGAGAGTGTCCGTGGTGTGAGGCTTTGGCAGACGAAAAGGACTCATGGGGATGGCTCATCACTCATAAACCAACCTGCTATTGGCTAAATGTTCGCGGTGATTCCATTGGCAGAGTTCGCGTTAATTTTAGTGAGGTCGAGAAGTGGAACACTCGTGCTAGCTCACAACCACCAGCCGCAAAGCCAAGCGAACTGGTAATCAAGGCGTACAACGTTCTTGAGTCCTACAAACTGGAGACGAACGACTCGGAAAATGAGCGAGACTTTTGGCGCGACGTGTACATAAGTGCAGTTGGGGTCTTAAACAGGCACGGAGTTGACGCCCAGCGTGACGGAGTGGACTTAACCGTAGCAGATCGAATCAATCTGTTGATTGAGCATTCGCTTACCTTGATGAGGGAACGTAATGCTGTTGCTAGGGAGCGAAACGTAGCTCGCGTTGCTCTCAAAGATATTAGTTCGATGGTTGACGTTTCTACCATCTCTACAAATGCTCGCGAGTGGGCTGGTATATTTATAAATATTCGGGATTTGGTAAATGCCGCTCTCGCCTCGTCGGGGGGTGATTGACAGGTATGTTATGATTCTTTGTAGCGACGACAGGGCACGGCATTTTTGTCTGGGCCTAAATAGATCCCAGGCACTTGATCGATTTCAACCGTGCTTGTCGTCGCTGATAGGCCAAATGAATCGGTTAGGTGTCTGGGCTTTGTTTATGGTTCAGTATCAACTCAAATTAAAACTTACCCCGCGACAAGAGCGTCAGTTAACCCATTGGCTGCGGCATCTGGGCGCAATCTGGAACTGGGCAATCAAGAAAATTGAGAACGACGCTCAAAGGAGCATCTACTACACATCTCTTGGTTTTAGAAACCTTCTGAACGGGCACGGGGCTAAGATTGGCATATCACAAGACGCTATCTGTGGCACGCTCGGCACCGCCTACGGTTCGTGGCAGCGATGTTTCAAACGACAGGCACGTAAGCCACGCTTTAAGGGTCGGCGCAATCGGCTGAACTCGATAGCGTTCGCGCACGGAACACGAATTTTAGATGGCCGGATTTTAATTCCCCTAATTGGTCGCGTTCGGTTTCACAAGCAACATATTCCTGAAGGCCACATTGGGCAATTCCGCTTGGTCAAGCGAGCGTCAGGCTGGTACGCGTGTCTGTTCATCCAGGCCGAGCCGTCTACGATCCCGCGAATAGCCACCGAACAAATAGGCATTGATCCGGGCTTCGACCATCTTTTAACACTGTCAACAGGTGAGAAGATTGCCCACCCGCGAGAACTGGAACAATCTGCTCAACGGCTGGCACAAGCGCAGCGTGGCATCAATCGCAAGGCAGTTGCTCGTGTTCATGAACGAATCGTGAATCGGCGGAAAGATCGCAATCACAAACTCTCGCGGAGGCTCATTAGCGAGAACAGCCTGATTGTAATGTCTGCCGATAACCATTCCAGCATTGCTCGACGGTTCGGCAAGTCAGTAACAAGTTCCAGCCATTATCAACTTCGACAAATGCTCGCAAGCAAAGCGAGTCGTACAGACGGCTGCGAGTACGTTGAGGTTCCTTCTAAACATTCCACCATGCGCTGCTCAGACTGCGGGGAGCTTTCTGGCCCCACGGGATTGCGTAGCCTTGCAGTAAGGCTCTGGGTGTGTCCCTGTGGAGCGGAGCATGACCGTGATGTTAATGCGGCCATAAACACCCTGATCGCCGGGGCTGGAATAGCCCTCGAAAGGAAGGTCGCATGACTAACCGTCCGAAATCTTCAATTGAGCAAGTCGAAGAAGTTCATCTCGCCTCGTCCGCTCCAGCTCAATCAGGGGCTAAGTGTGTGAGGCATTGTGAGCATAGTTCGGCATGGATGTCGCATGACAGGGAACTTTCTTTACGCACC